ACCTCAGTTTTAGATACTTTAACATAATCACGAAGCATATCAACAATATCTTTAATATGCTTCATCTCACTATAATCATCAACATTCTTACCTTTAATTCTCATATCTATTTCTTTTTCTTTAGTAAATCTGTTATCTTATCTTTTATCTTATACATCAATTCAGCTTCAATTAAACCTAGTTTAACAAAGTTCTCAAATAAACTAGTACTTAGAGTACCAATGAATAACGCATACGCTATTGAAGGTAGTATAGAATAGATTGTAGAGTACTTAGCCATATTCCAACATATCGCTAAGATAAGTGGGTAAAGTACCAGTGGAACCACTATACGTTGAAGTTTTTCTGATTTGAAGTTCTTATTTTTAATACCACTCCAACACCCGGTAATAAAATCCAGTAAAATTAATAACATCATAAAATAAACTGCTGATGCATCATCATATATATAATTGGTTATGAATGTGGTTATACTCGCAATGATTGCAAGTATAAATGTTTTTTGGTTTAGTATGATTAACGTAGTACCAAAATCTTTTAGTGAGTGAAACCCTAGCATATGTCTTATAGTTTTATGTTCCTTGTGTGGCATTTCGGTGTTACTTAGTTTGAAATTTATGTTTGTTTTTGCGATTGTATTGTTTGTAATTCTTATATGGCCTATTAACACTACACCACCCTGTTTGGTCCTGTAGGTCAATTTCACGCATAGCACGTCTTAGAGCCTTTCTTATGGCCTCTGGTGATGGTTTCATTGCTTAATATAAACTACTACAACCATCTTGATTTGGTCTTGGTGTGAATATAGATGATTTAAATGTTTTAGTTGATGGTGATATATCACTACCTGAATTCGTTGAGTACTCAGGGAATAGAGTAGAGTTATCACATAGATAATCTACCAATCTTTTACCGTACCATTCAGCAGTGTTTAATATGTTATTCCTTAAGTAAATTAACTCATCCTTATCAATAGGTTCACCCTCATCCCAATCCTTAACAGATATCGATTTATTCGTGAAAGAATAATGAATATATGGTGTTATGTTGTAAAGTGTGTATTGTAAAAGTGTTGGTAAAACGTATTCCTCAAGTAAAGTAAGATAATCACCAGTAACTGTACCACCGGATACATCAGTCATTAGTCGATTATATAAATCAGTTCCAACTAATGGTTGGATTTCTAGGTCCTGAGCTATAACTATTTGTTGGATGATGATATCAGATTCCACATTATCCTCAACTACTGTATTTTCACGAAAATCTTCGGGTGTTATAAATATAACTTTTGTCATTATTCTGTAATTATTTCTGGGTTGTTATTGTTTGTGTCAGCAGCTGTATCTAAAGTGTTTTTAGTTACAACATCAATTAGTTTCATATCACCACTACCGTTAATAGTTGATAACTTAGTAAAAGCTCTCTCAATTAATTTCTGTACTGGTTCTATCGTAATTTCGAAGAACCTAATTTCTGCATCTACAGTTTCTGATGCAGAAGACAATTTCGATGGGGTTGAAATCCCAGCTAATTCTGGTGCTGTAAGTTGATGAGTAGACATAATCTCTGAAATTATGATATTCATTAATTGTGTATACTTCCTATCACTATCATTTAATGGGATAGGTTCCAATTTTGGTGCTGATTCAGGAGACTCTGCGAAATTTAAAAGCATCTCACCGGCATTCTTTTGTCCAGTAAGTGATTTCTTAATTGATTCATATAAATACCTTTCTTCTTCATCAGTTGGTTTTCCTTCAAGGAAAGTAAGCATAAAACTACCTGAAAATCCTCTCTCAATTGAAGATAAATGATATGCACTAATGGCACTATCAATTTCAATCCAACGTAAACCACCAATATATGATGGAGAACTATATATATAATGTCCGGGTACGTATTGTTTAACTTCTAGTATTTGAACTTTATTTTCTTTATCATCAGGGTTATAAGGTGCGAAAGGAATTGGTTTGTTTTTTCTAACATCATTCCAATCCTTAGATACTTCATAGTATTTGTAATCATCTTCTTCAATTATACGTACACATTCAGCTGGTATATGCTCTATTTGAGCTATTGAACCATCATCTGAGTGTATAACATTAATAAAACAAATACCTTGTAGCCAAATATCATATGATAATTTATTGGCTATATCATTTAAATCCTCGGTACCATTTACGTTTTCAATGAATACTTTATTTGCCTCATTTGATTCCCAACCGGCACCTGAGGTTAATTGTGACTTCCTTTTGAGGATACTAGAATGCATTCCCGAATTATTCATAAGTGATAACATACGTTGTGGTTGTAAGTTATCGAAACCCCAGTATGTGTACTTCTTATATGGCTTATTAAATTCACCATATTGATAATCTACTTTCTCAAAGTCATTTGTAATTAACTTATATTTATTTTTTTCTTCCATAATATATTTTTATTTATATGATATATAACCATTATTAGTAGGTGTATAACCAACTACCACATTATTTAAACTATCTCCACTAACATCAAAACAACCGCTTTCTAATATAACAGTTGATGTACACGCAGTGCTTATATCGATTGTATTACCGGATAACATTTCACTTGTTATACCAGATGTTATTCCGGAATATAGTTCATATGCATTGTATTTATAAAACCCACTCTTCTGTAATGGGATTGAATAAAAGTAATTTGAGGTACCGGTTAATGGTAGGTTAATTAAATCATATCTATCAGTTATTGTTTCAGCTGAAACAACGCAATAGAATTCTTTATTAGCTCCTTCATTAGTTATATTTAATAAGTACTCTCCAGTGCCACTTAATGTTGTTTCATTGAAAGTAACATAAATTTCGTTATCGCTATTATTTTGTAAATAAATCATTTTTACTTTATTATTAAATAATATATTATTCCATTTTGTTTCATAAAAAAAACCTAACGAGGACCGCTAGGTTTAGTTAACATTTAAGTTAAAGGTAAGAAGATTATTTATACTGTTGGATTCAACACCGCTATTACAGCTGCATCTACCTCTTGACAGTCTTTAGTTTGTTTGCAATTAAATGACATAAGTGAACCTTTACTATCACCTATTAATTTTCCGAAATTAGTATCAGATTTTACTAAATTAGCTCTATTCATTAAAAAATATTTACCATCATTGTCACCAACGATAATATCTAACTCATTTTTTGCGATTAGGCTTACGAAATCACGTCTCTCAATATCATAACCCGGAATGAATATTTCTAAAGTAGATTCTGAACCTACAGTTCCACCTTCAACATTTACAGTAGATACACCAGCATTAAACGAACCAACTTCTTTATGAATTTGAACCTCGTAATATGTATTATTACCAGTAATACCAGTGATTATATCACTTGCATCTACAGTATTTACTGTATCACCTGTTGAACTTGAAATGTAAACTTTAGCGATACCAGCTGCCCCTCTACACTGTAAAGCGTAACCTTTATCAATTATACAATTTGTTCCCATATTTATATTTATTTATTTTCTTTTTATTTTTAGTAAATCCCCAGCACCTAGTGCCGGGGATGTGTGTTTAATAGTTTACGATGCTTACGATGCGAAAACAGCTAATTCATAGAATAATACTCTAGCACCACCTCTATATTTTACTGAGAAGAATACGTAGTCATCTTGTGAATATACAATAGGTAGTTCGAATGAATTCTCAACTCTTGTCGCAACTGCGATGTTATCTGTTGGAGTTAACAATTGAACTGATTTTTCTTTTAATGAACCCTCTTTTCTAATTGTAAGAGATGCATAAGGCCAAGAGATAACTTCTGGTCTTACTTCACCCGGATTGAAATGATAAAGGTTTGCTGTAACCAATGCCATAAATACGTTGTCAAATTCTGTTGGTGATAAGAAAAGTGTTAAGTTTTCATTGTCTCTAACAGCATCTGGTACATTTGCAATCAAACCTGTATTAATTACTGAAATTGCATTTGTTGGTGTAATTGCCGTGTATGTGATACCAGCACCAGCAGTGGTTGCTTTATTAGTTGTTAATTGTCTTAAAATAGAGTTTGAACAAACTGAGTAAGATACATTTGAATCTACAATAGTAGTTCCTGTATTACCAGTGTTAGTAACTCCCCACAATAGGTCTGAAACTAAAGCTGATGCTTTCTCGATTCGCTCGGCAAGAAAAATACTTTCAAAATCTGCTGTCATAGCGTCATCAGAAGTTACATATTGAGCTGTTGGTTTGTCTAATAAATCCAAGATACAAACTTTTGATTTTAGACCAATTTTACATAATGTTATTGTTTTGGCTTCGATAGTGTCGGTTCCACCTGTTGGTGCACCACAACCGTAAGATGCTTCAAATGAAGATGTTAAGGTTGGTACTTCGACTGCGATACCGTTTACTCCGTCCATACGAACAAGTCCCGGTGTTTCAAAGAACTTACTACCTACAATACTTTTAATAAGTATGTCATCGTAATTCTTTTGTGTTAAATCTGTTAATGAACTTAATGAAAATCCCATTTTTTTTTAATTTAGTTTTATATTATTTATTATCTTTCTAAAGTTTTTACCCATTCTTTTATTGGTAAATTTTCTTTAGGTTTTGTTGTTTCGAAATTTAGTTTCCTAATTTCTTTTACTACTGAATTACCGGCTGGTAACTTAGCGAATTTTTCTTTCAATTCTGTATTCTCTTGTTTGATTTTGTTGAATTTTGAAATGATGTCTTTTAATTCTTTAACTTCATTTCTTAGTAATTCAATTTCACTTACTCCTTCTTCAACTACCGGAGCTACTCCTTCTTCAACTACCGGAGCTACTTCTTCCATTTCTTCTTCAACTGGAGCTACTTCTTCAACAATTACTTCTTCTATTGAAGCAATGTTACCTAAGTCATCTGTTTTAATAGTCCAATCTTTATCTTCATAAGTGATAACTACTTCAGCAT